CTGGAACGTAAATTGGGAATATGTCTAAAAAAATTGAATTAGAAGTTTTGAGTAGCGCTGCTTTTGCTGAAGTGATAAACGATATGGTTAAAGAGTCTAAAGGACATCTCAACCACTTGGAGGCAGTGCAAGAATTTCTTCTTTCAAATGAAGAGATAGAGCCTGAAACTATTGCATCGCTTATACAGAGGAATCAAAAATTAAAAGCACTACTCTATGAGAACGCAGAAGAGTTGAACTTAGTTGAAAAAGTAAGTAAGCTACCTTTTTAAAAAGGATTATATTATGGAAGCTGTGTCATTAAGAGGCAGGATAACAACCGTGGAACCGTACGACGCATATATCAAATACCTAGCATTGAAGAGTCACTTTCAAGACAAGAACTATGACTATTTCAAGTATAACGGTAAAGTGAAAGCATGGCGTACTACATTCGACACTAGAAGAGACAAATACTTTTTCTATAAACTAACAAAGCAGAAGGATCCAGTTGAGTTTCTTATTGCTAATTTCATTGACAGCGATGACTTTTATATTGGCGACATTAGAGAAGACAAAGCAAATGAGATTTACACTGAATATAGAAAGAGACAGCAATCATTGAGCTATGTGTTTAAGAACGACCTTAGCAAGATGAAAGAGGACTTCAATGACAATATCATTGTGCCTCAAAACTCACATCCATATCTATTAAGATTATACATGCGCAAAGATATTTGCCTTGAGACGTTGATCTTAATTGATAGATGTGTTAAAATGTTCAAATATTGGGATAAGGAATTGAAGGATGATATTATGTGGCCTGACATAAAAATGAAAGCAACAAAATACAGCCCCTTTCTCAATGTTGACATAAATAAGTATAGAGATATTATTATCTCTAAATTTAAATAAAACGCATATAACGTCATATAACGCATATAGGAGGATACATGACAGATTCATTTGCAGCGCTTAAGCGCAATCGTACTGAGGGCTTTGATAAGCTAACTCAATCTCTAAATAAACTCAACCAAAAGACTAGCGGCCCTGGTCCAGACGATCGTTTCTGGAAGCCAGAAGTCGACAAGGCTGGTAATGGCTATGCTGTTATTAGATTCTTGCCAGAGTCTAATGGTGAGGACGTACCATTCGTAAGAATTTGGGATCACGGATTCCAAGGACCTGGCGGTTGGTATATTGAAAACTCATTGACCACTCTAGGTCAAAAAGATCCAGTATCAGAATACAACTCTATGTTGTGGAACTCTGGTATTGAGTCAAACAAAGATAAAGCTAGAAAGCAAAAGCGTAGACTTTCTTTCATTAGCAATATCTATGTTGTTAAAGATCCAGCTAATCCAGATAACGAAGGTAAAGTATTCCTTTACAAGTATGGTAAGAAAATCTTTGACAAGCTAAACGAGGCTATGAATCCTCAGTTCGAAGATGAGAAGCCAGTGAACCCATTTGATTTGTGGGAAGGCGCTGACTTCAAATTGAAAATTCGTAATGTAGAAGGGTACAGAAACTACGACAAGTCTGAACTTGATGTTCCTGCTCCTTTATTTGATGAAGATGGCGAACTAGAGGCAGTATGGCAATCACAATACGCTCTTAACGACTTTGTTGATCCGTCAAACTTCAAAACCTTTGAAGAGCTTCAAGCTAAACTCAATAGAGTATTAGGTTTAGATGGAAGTAATGTTTCTACAACTGCAGAAGATGATTCTTTTGAACAAGTAGCGGCTCCTTCTATTCCAGAGAAGCAAATGGAATCTGCACCTATCATCCAAGATGATGATGATGACGGTTCTCTTGATTTCTTTAAGAAATTAGCTGAAGAATAATTAACCAGGAATGCCTGGGCCGGATCTTCCGCCTAGGCTACTTTGGCCACCGGTGTATATTATGCCGGTGGTCGAGTTTTGGTTAACAACTCTTTGACTTTGATCTACACTTGTCATGGCCATATTAGTGTTCATACTACCACCACCGGACATTGCTAATGATTGAGCTTCTTCTGTCTCTGCTGTTGCTGTATCTATTACTGCGCTTCCTGTGGGGAGTTGCTCTGTATCTACCGGCAACGCTGATGCATCTATTGAAGATTCTGCTGCTACTTGTTGGTTTATGGATTCTTCTGCTGACAACTGGGATATTACTTTTCCTAAGTCCGATGCCGCTTCTACTTTTCCTATAGGTTTACCATCAGGGGTATATGCATAGATGTTGCCCTCACTATCTGGTGATTTAGTAACCATAATTTGTTGACCACTAACAGGTCCTAATCCTTCAGGCATTGTTACGTTGATCATCTTATCAGCATCAATTGTACCTATGTCTGGTACGTCAGCTGTCTGAACTCCAGTTGCATCGTTTGTGCTTGTAGGAGTACTTGGTGTAGGCGCTGTACCTTGATCGCCGCTTTGCTCTTCGTATCGTTGTTGAAGTATACTAGCAACTTCAGGCGTCATGTCACCATCAGCAACCTTTTGTTCTAATGCTGCTTTGAATTCATCTGGCGGTGCACTCATATCTATTTCATCAACCACTCTGTCTGCTGCTCGCTCTGCTCTTTCTGTAGCTCGCTGCTCCATTCTTTCTTCTGCTGCATCACCAAATGAAACTTTAAGACTTCTAAGTCCTGCCGCAGCGCTATCTCCTACAAAAGGAATCTTTTCTACCAAGCCAGCAATAAACTCAATAAGACCGTTAATAAATCCTCCAAGACCACTTAGTATCATATCGCCACCATCAGCAAGATATGATAGACCATCTTGAATGTATCCTAATGGATC